CAATCCTACACTTCGCGCATTTTTGACACTGTCCGTCCGTCCGGCCAGCAGATGACATGATTCGACGAGCGAGAACACACCGGCCTATACGCAATCTCGAGCGAGAACGCGACCGCCTCCGCGTATCGGCCCGCCGGGCTCACGCCCGCGACCTCGAGATCCCCAAGCCGCGGAACTCCCGCCGCCGCCGGCTATGCGAGAACGACCCCGGCGAGTTCCTATCGACCTATCTCCCGAAGATCTTCTACAACCCATTCACCGCGACCCACGACTCCATGATCGCCGCCTTTGTCGACTGCATATCCTCGGCCGGATGGCAAGCCGTCGCCGGCCCCCGCGGAACCGGAAAGACGATGATCGCCCTGGGCCTGACCTTGTGGGCCCTCCTCTACGGTCTGCGCCGCTTCATCGTAATCGTCGCGGCCAACGCCGCCGACGCGGCCCGCAACATGGGGAACATAAAGGCCGAGCTCGAGCGAAACCCCCTCCTCGGCGCCGACTTCCCGGAGGTCTGCGTCCCGATCCGGGCCCTCGAGGGGGCCAACCAGCGGGCCAACCTCCAGACCGTCGCCGGCCGCCGGACCCACCTCAAGTGGACCGGCGACCTGATCGTCCTGCCGACGATCCGCAAGCCGGGCGGCCAGGCCTACCCCGCCTCGGGCGCGATCGTGACCTCCCGCGGGATCGACGCGGCGATCCGCGGGCTCAACCACGAAGGCCGCCGCCCGGACATGGGCCTTATCGACGACTGCGAAACCCGCGAGTCGGCCGCCTCGGCCAAGCAGACCGGCGACCGCGAGGACATCATCGACGCCGACATCGTCAACCTCGCCGGCCAGGATCAGCCGATGGCCCTCCTGTACCTCTGCACGTTATGGACCCGCGACTGCCTGGCCGACCGGTTCACCGACCCGACGCGAAAGCCCCCCTGGACCGGCCGCCGGCACAAACTCCTCGAGCGCGAGCCGACGCGGGCCGACCTCTGGGACAAGTACATCGAACTCCGCCAGCGCGACCAGATCGCCGGCGACAAGACCGGCCGGACCGCGCACCGATTCCTCCTCGACAACCTCGCCGACATGGACGCCGGGGCCCGGGTATCCAACCTCCACCGGTATTACGGCAAGGTCCTGCCCGACGGATCGCAGTTGCAGATATCGACCCTGCAATTCTGTTACGACATCATCTCCGACACCGGATGGATCCACTTCAACACCGAATACCAGAACATCCCCCCGGCCGAGGACGCACCGGAAACCGCCGGGATTGACAGGACGGCCGTAATGACCTCGACCAACGGCCGGCCCCGCGGGATCCTCCCGGCCGCGACGGATTTCCTCGTCTCCGGGATCGACGTCCACGGCCGATTCCTCATCTGGGCCGTCGCCGCCTGGTCGGCCGGGGCCGGCCACCTCGTCGACTACGGCGTAACCCGCGTCCACTCGCCGCTCGAGGGGGCCCTCACCGACCCGGCCAACGCCGCGCCCCTGGCCGACGCGATCGTCGGGGCACTCGTCGAGGTCCGCGACCTGTTCTCGGCCGGATGGCCGCTCGAGAACACCGGCGAGGTCCGCCACCTGGACCTCGGCCTCGTCGATTCCGGATACCAGCCCCAGGCCGTCTACGCATTCTGCCGGACCGGCCCCCGGGGCCTGTACCGCCCGGCCAAGGGATTCGGGACCGCCAGCGGCCAGGCGCGATATCGCCCGCCGGCCCGCAAGGCCGCCGGCCGACGACTCGGTCGCAACTGGTTTGCCACCCGCCAGGCCTCGCCGCGGATCTGGCTCTACAACGTCAACGCCGACCACTTCAAGGAGTACGTTCACACCGGATTCCTCCTGCCGCGCGACGACGGGGCCGCCCGCCCGGGATCGCTCTCGGTTTTCGGATCCGACCCGATCGCACACCGCGAGTACGCCGACCAGATCACCGCCGAGATACTGACGACCGTGTACCGCGGCGGGAAGGAACTGACGTACTGGGATCGCCGGCGGAAATCGAATCACTACCTCGACGCCACCGCCCTGACCGTCGCGGCGTCGGCGATCCTCGGGATGGCGCAGATATCCAGTGGCGCCCGGGCCGCCGCCGAGCGACCCGCGCGGGGCCCGTCGGCCGCCAAGGGCGACACGACAACGACGCGCGAAACCGCAAGCGGTCCGGCGGCGAAACGGAAGCGCCGCCGCCCGAAAATGTCCGAACGGATCCGCAGACGATGAAAGGAAAAACGATGGACAAACCGACACCGAGCACAATCGCCCTCGAAATCATCCGAGAAGTTGAAACAGCCGAGGCCAACTATCCGCCCCTAAACTACCCGCACGAAGCATACGCCGTGATCCTCGAGGAGGTCGACGAGTATTGGGAGGAGGTCCGCAAGAAACAGAGCGCCCGCGTCATGGTCGACATGAGGACCGAACTTATCCATATCGCCGCGATGGCGTTCCGCGCGATCCGTGACACGATCGACATACCGGCCGGAACAAGAATCCACGTATGACCCCCCGCCCCATGACAAAGGCCAAACGTCGAAAAGCGAAGGGCAAGGCCCCGAAGCCGAAGCCGATCGACGAGGCGATTATCGACGAGATCGTCCTGATACTGGTATCCGGCCTGCAACCGGCCGCGGTCGTCGAGACGGTTCGGACAGAAACCGGCCTCCCGCCCGACCGGACCGACGAGGCGATCGCCGAGGCCAGACTCCGGATCGCCCGGGCCGCCGACTACGCCCGCGACGCCGTCCTCGGCGAATCGATCACGCGACTCGACGCCCTGTATAACCAGGCGATCGTCGACAAGGAAACGACGACCGCCCTGGCCGCCCTGAAAGAGAAAAACCGACTCCTCGGCCTCGGCCCGGCCGTGACAGACGACCCGGGCGCCGACGACCCGGCCGACGCCGACGATCCAGACGCCCGCCGCGTGATCGAGGACGACGAGCTCGCCGCGGTCGTCGGGTCGATCGAGAGGCATATCGACCCGTTGAAACTGACCGACAACATGAACCACACCGACGCCGACGCCGTCCGCCTGGCCGGCCAGGAGATCAAACGCCTCCGCCGCCAGGTAAAACGACTCCAGCGCAAGGCGAAGAAAACGAAAACGACATGATCCGCAGATTACGCAGATGCCACAGATGAAAGGAACGAGAATGAAAGCGATCACGATACACCAGCCCTGGGCCTGGGCCATAATCCACGCCGGCAAGAACATCGAGAACCGGACGTGGCAAACGAAACACCGCGGGCCCCTGGCGATTCACGCAAGCAAGCGGCGCCACCGCGGGGAGTACCAATACGCACGGCAAGTGATCCAACGCATTCTCAGGGACGCCGGCAAGAGCGACATGGGCGTCCCCAGATTCGAGGAAGCCATCCGCGGGGCCATAATCGGGACCGTCGAGGTCACCGGTATCGCCCTCACAGAACCGGAAAGCCGATGGTGGTGGACCGGGCCCGTCGGTTGGATGTTGAGCAAACAACACGCCACGGCCCCGCAGAAGATAAGCGGACAACAAGGCCTCTGGACAGTAGACGACGCCTTAATCGTCGAATACCCATTCTGAGAAAGGCCGCCACGGATGGCGAAGAAAACGACGACGACGCGCGAAACCGCAAGCGGAAACGACCACGCCGCCGAAAAGGGCGACGACGTCGGCCTCAAGTGCCCGCGATGCGCCTGCAGACACTTCTACACCGTCAACACCAAGCGACTCAGGGGATGGATCCGCCGGCGGAAGGTCTGCCGAAATTGCGGACGCAAGATCCGCACCCGGGAGCGACTCGACCCGTAACCGCTTGCGGTTTCGCGCGTCGTAACGGCCGAGGCACTCGGCCGTCCGCTTGCGGTTTCGCGCGTCGTAACGGCCGAGGCACTCGGCCGTCCGCTTGCGGTTTCGCGCGTCGTTGTCGTGTTCACCCGATCGGACAGGACGGCCCGCCTGATGGCACACGCAAGGAACAAACCAGCCCGACCGGACGGGTACCGCAAGCGGTCCCTGTCCCTCGACCCCTAGATATAGCCCCGCGAAACGGAAATACTGCTACATGTAGCACACTTCACCCCCTCGACCCCTTTTCCACTTGCCACCGCGACCTATCCGCGCGAAAAAGGCAATCGTGACCAAGACGTAAACGGATCGGGCCTGGCGGGGCCGCCACTCCGCCAGGCCCGATCGCCTTTTTCAAGGGATACCGAATGGCCGTTGCAGACCAGATCGCCGCGATCGAATCCGCACTCGAGATCGGGGCCGTCTCGGTCACCGACGAGAACGGCCGAACCGTCAATTACGGAACCCGAAAGGGGATGCTCGACGCCCTGGGCCGCCTCAAGGCCTCACAGCAGCAATCCTCCGCCGGCCGCGGATTCGCCGTCACCCCCTTCAAGTCGAGCGCCGCGAAATGAAACACCGATCGAAAAAGCCCGGATACCTCCGACGAATCGGCCGGGCCCTCGTCGGCCGCGGATCGCCGGGCCGGCCGATCGTCAACCGGATATACCGCCGCCCGCCCCCGGGCTCGCGGGCCTACTTCGACGCCGCCGACTCGAACAGATACACCGACGCCCATTTCGCCGACGCCTCGGCCCTGGACATCGCCTCGATCGTCCGCGGCGACATCGCGACCCTCCGCAAACGCTGCCGGTACGAGTACGCCAACAACACCTACGCTCGCGGGATCACCGACACCCTGGCAAACGACGTGATCGGGCCCGGGCCGCGCCTACAGATCACGACCGGCCCGGACGACGCCGCCGAGACGGCCGCCGGCCGGATCGAGGACGATTTCCGCGCATGGTCGGAAAAATGCGACGCCGACGCGAAGGCCAACCTCGGCCAGATCCTCGCCCTGGCCGAGAAACAGTGCGCCCACACCGGCGAGGCCTTCATCGTCCTGGTAAAGGACCCCGACGCCGGCCGCCGCGAGGTATCGCTCCGCCTCCGCCTCGTCGAGGCCGACCGCGTCACGACGCCATACGCCTGGTTCGGCGACAAGAACACCCGCGACGGGATCCAGTTCGACGACGACGGACGGCCGGTCGCGTACTACATCCTCAAGCAGCACCCCGGCGATACGTCCGTCCTGGGCCTGGGAAACGATTATGAGCTCGTTGCCGCCGCTAACGTGATCCACATCTACGATCCCGACCGCCCGGGCCAGACCCGCGGGATCCCGCGCCTCGCCGCGAGCCTCATTCCGCTCGCGCAACTCCGCCGGTATTCCCTCGCGACGGTCCGCGCCGCCGAGCGCGCGGCGTCGGTTTCGATGGTCGTTCACACATACGCCTCGGACCTCGACGTCGATGACTACGAGGCAAACGACGAGATCGAGATCCCCCACGACTCGGCCGTCACCCTGCCGCACGGATACACGGCGACGGGATTCGACGCAAAGCAGCCCACCGCGACGTACCAGTCGTTCAAGCACGAAATGCTCAAAGAGGCCGCCCGGCCGTTCCACATGCCGTACAACATCGCCGCGGCCGACTCGTCGAAGCACAATTACGCCTCGGGCCGACTCGACGACCAGATTTACCTCCGATTCGTCCTGACCCGCCAGGCCAACCGGTCCCGCGACTGCGATCGCATATTCGCCGCCTGGTACGCCGAATATCGCCTCGCGGCCCGCGTGATCCCGATCCGCGGGGCCCCGGCGATCGCGACCGACTGGTACTGGCCCGGCCGCCAGCACGTCGACCCGGCCAAGGAGGCCAACGCCCAGCGGATCCGCCTGAACTCACTCACCACGACCCTCCGGGCCGAGTACGCCCGCCAGGGCCTCGACTACCGCCGCGAGATCCAACAGATCGCCGACGAGCGGACCCTCCTGGCCGACCTGGGCCTCACGATCGAGGACGCCGCCCCGTCGATCGCCGCCGCGGCCGCCGACGAGGCCCTCGCCGACGCCGTCGAGGATGCAAAGGAAACGAACGATGAAAACGAAACCGTCGCCGCGTAGCGGCCGAGGCACTCGGCCGCCCGCTTGCGGTTTAGCGAGTCGTTGCCGTTCCGCCCGTAGTGCGTGCTTGCCCTCTCATGGCCCATCGTCAACGACACCCAGCCCGACCGCAGAGGTGAAAACGACAACGACGCGCGAAACCGCAAGCGGTCCGTTACAGACCCGCGCAGAGCCCGCGACCGCCGACCGCCTCACCGTCCGCGAGTTCTCCGTCCGCGCCGCGACCCTCGACGTCGAGGCCCGCACCGTCGAGGCCGTGATCGCCACCGAGGCCCCCGTCCGCGTATACGACTGGCAACGCGAGGAAATGGTCGAGGAGGTCCTCCTGATGGCCGGCGTCCAACTGCCGGACTCGAGACAGGTCCCGCTCCTGGACGCGCACGGCCGGTGGAGCATCGACCAGCAACTCGGATCGACCCGCGACCTCCGCGTCGAGGCCGACCGCCTTATCGGCGTCAACACGTTCGCGCGGACCGACGGGGGCGACGCCGCCCTGGCCCTCGTTCGCGACGGACACCTCACCGACAACTCGGTCGGATACCGCGTATCGGCCTCCATGTATATCGAACCCGGCGACACGGCCGAGGTCGAGGGCCAATCGTTCACCGCCCGCCAGTTACCCCTCCGCGTATCGACCCGGTGGACGATCCACGAAAACTCCGTCTGCCCGATCGGGGCCGACCCCAACGCCACGAACCGCGAGGCCCCGCCCTCGCGCCAGCCCGACAACCCGCGCACGACAACGCAACGCAGAAAGGACACGCAAATGGACCCCTTCAAGAAATGGTTACAGGCCCGAGGCCTCGATTACGATACCCTCGACGAGGCCCAGCGGACGGCCCTCCAGGCCGATTTCGACGCCGAACAGGCCCGCGACCAGGCCGATCCGGGCGACCCGCCCCTCACCCGGGCCGATATCGCCGGCGTCGTCAACGACACGCTCGACGCCCGCGCGACCCGGGCCGTCGAGACCCGACGCGACGAGATCCGCGCCCTGGCCGAACTGACCGGCGTCGCCGACGAGGTCCGCGACGAGGCGATCGCCTCCGACCGGTCCGTCGCCGACGTTCGCACGTCGTTCACCGAGATCCTCCGCGGATCCCGGGCCAACGTGCCCGGCGCCCCGGCCGTCCACGTCCGCGAGGGGGCCGACGAGTCGACCCGGGAAATGATCGAGGCCGCGATCCTCTGCCGCGGAAACGGCCTGGCCGACGCCGCGATCGAACAGGGCCGCTACACCGCCGAGACGATCGAACGCGGCCGCCGCACCCTCCGCGGGATCACGCTCCTGGGCCTCTGCGCCCACGCCCTGCGCCTCGAGGGCCGCGCCGCGCCGTCCAACCCCGACGAGCTGATCCGCGCCGCGGTATCCACCGGATCGTTTGCCAACGTGACGTCAAACGTCGCCGGCGTCTCGGCGATGGTCGGCGCCGCGTCGGTCAAACAGACCTGGCGGTCCTGGTGCTCGATCGGCGACGTGTCCAACTTCCAGGCGAATAAGCTCGTCCGATGCGACATCGGCGGGAACCTCGCCACCGTCGGGGCCGACGGGAAGCTCGAGCACGTCAATATCGACGACACCGGCGAGAGCGTCACCGCCGCGACGCTCGGGAATATCCTGGTCCTGAATCGCCAGGTGATCCGCGACGATCGGATCGGGATCCTCACCAAGGCCCCCCGCGACCTCGGCCGCGCGGGGATCCAGTCGATCGCCCACACGGTGTACACGCTGCTGCTGACCGGCGAGACGGCGACCCTGGACGACGGTGTCGCGGTATTCCACGCGACACCCGGTAACCTGATTACCCAGGTCCTCGGCCCGGACGGACTCGAGGCCGCCGCCGCCGTCCTGCACAAGGCCACGACCGACACCGGCCTGCCGCGCGACCTCGAGCCGGCCGTCCTGCTCTGCGCGCCGGAGAACTGGGGCGACGCATACTCGACGGTAAAGACGCCGAACGTCGTCGTCGTCGGCGTCGGATCGTCCGCTGCGGTCGACCGCGGGATCCACGCCTGGGGCGACGGGAGCATCGACCCCGTAAGCGAGTCGCGCCTCAGCAACGCGACCTACACCGGATACTCGGCGACCGACTGGTATCTGATGGCCTCCCCGGCCCAGGCCGACAACGTCTGCGTCGCGTTCCTGGACGGCCAGCAGAATCCGACCGTCCGCCAGGTATCGCCCGGGGCCGGGATCCTCGGCGTGGCCCTCGAGGTGTTCATCGACTTCGGCGCCGCCTTTGCCGACCGCGCCGGGATGATCAAGGCCGCGGAGTCCTAGGCGGACAAGAAACGTGCTAAGCCGCAAGCGGCGGCCGATCCGCCCCCGGCGGATCGCCGCTTGCGGCTTCACAGCGAACACGAAGAAACAACGCACAACCGAAAGGATACGAAAATGGAAGCCGTCTTACTCAGAGACAACATCAAGTCCGAGGATTTCTACACCGCCTCGGCCGTCACTGCCGGCGAGGTCGTCAACGTTGACGGACGGGCCGGCGTCGCCGTCGCCGACATCGCCGCGGGCGGGACCGGAAAGGTCTACATCGACGGGATCTTCTCGATCGACGCCGTCGAGTTCATTATGAGCCGCGGCGGCGTGGTCGGTTGGGATACCAACGGGACGCCCTACGGCGGATCCACCACCGGTGCCTGCGAGACGCGACTCGGCACGACCACCTTCCTCGTCGGGACGGTAATCACCGACAAGGTCGCCGCCAAGACCAAGGTCGAGGTCGACCTGAACGCCTACCCGGCCGACCTGATCCCGATCCTGGCGATCGGCAATTTCGAGGACGTCGCGGCCAACAAGACGCTCGACGCCGAGGATACCGGGAAGGTCATGTGCGTCAATAGCGACGCCAAGGTCGTCACCCTGCCGGCCGTCGGAACGACTTTCCGATTCGCCGTAATGAACGTCGCCGGCGACGCGGTCAGCCTGACGAAGATCTCCCCCAACGCCGCCGACCTGGTCATGGGCCCGGACTTCGCCGGGACCGACAACAAGGCCCGGCTCAACACGAAGGCGACGAGCAAATCCGGGGACTTCGCCATCCTCGAATATGCCGACGCGACCGGATGGATGGTCGTCGCCCAACGTGGCACATGGGCCGAGGAAGCCTAGACGCACTCCCACGAAAACCCCCCGCGAACGGGCCTCGCGCGGCCGGAACGGATGCCGCGCCGCGCGAGGCCAACCGCGGGCCGTTTGAGGGCCGCGCCGCTTGCGGCTTCACACTATGGCGACCTTCACTCAACAATTCGCCGACGTTTGCGCGAAGGCCGCGACCGTATTCGGCGAGGCCGTGACACACGCCACGCTCGCCGACGTCGAGACGGAGATCGCCGACGCGACATTCGCCGAGGTCCCGACCGATCCGGTCGAGGTCGCCGACGGCCAGGCGGAGATCCACCGGGCCCGATGCACCCTCGAGGTCGCCGACGTCGCGGCCCCGGAGATCGGCGAGACCATCACCCACGGCGAGAACGTCTGGAAAATCGCGACCAGGCCCCTCCTGGTGGGGGGGGGCGACTACTGGCAACTGGAACTCACCCGAACGACCGCCGCCGAAAAGACCCGGGGCGGCCACCGACTCGAGAGGTAGACATGGCGACGCGCACAATCGCGCCCGAAATGGTCCTCAAGATCCCGCCGGCCAAAACCGCCTGGTCCGAACGGATCGCCTTTGCATACGCCGCCCGGGAGAAGCTCCGCCTTGACCACAACGCCCACGGAAAGGACTTCCGCGATGGGAAGATCACCCCCGACGAGTGGGCCGCGTACCTCGCCGAGGACTTCCAGCCCCGACAGAACGCCATAAACGAAACAATCCACGCCCTCCGCGGCGCCCCGACGGCGGCCGACCTGGCCGAGGTAAGCCTAACCGACTCATTCGAGGAAAAGGCCCGTGTCTGAGGACTTCACGACATATACCGAGGTCGACGAGAACGCAGACATTTCCGTCGACGACGCCTCGCAGATTACGGTAACGTCGATGAACCTCTACGCCGATTCCCGCGTCTACGACGACAAGGGGGCCTCGCATTTCGGCGACACCTTCAGCCACACGTTCAAATGGGGCAAGAGCACGGGAAACGGGGCCGCGGCATACGGCACATTCTGGGCCGCCGCCAATACCATCGCCGATATGCAGACCTGGTTTGCCAGCGATCACCAGGCCGTATTCATGTTTACCTACGAAACGTCCGAAACGGTCCGGATCTACGACGGAGAGCATAACGTCGACGACACGACGGGCGTTTGCGACGTCGGAGAAACGCACTGGTTCACCGTCGAACGGACGGCGGCCAACGCGATCCAATGCCGTATCTACAGCGACGAGGCCCGAACGAGCCTCGTCGATACCATAAGCATCGCCCTGACCGGCGAGAGGGCGTACCGCTACCTCTACGCCGTCAACTCCCGCAACAACGACGCCTCGGCGTCGTCGGTGACGTTTGTCCTCGAGGACCTCGACCTCAACGAGGCGGCGGCCGGAACGATTGTCCCCCACATGATGCACCTTACGGCGGCGTGACATGGCGACATTACTCGATATCGTGAAAAAGGACTCGACCGACCGGAGCGTCACGATCCGGATCATCGACTCGACCGACGGGACGCCCGAAACCGGCGTCGTATTCAACACCGCCGGGATCGACCTCTGGTATCGACGCGAGGGCGCCACGAAAACGAGTATCACCGAGGCCGACCTGACGACGCCGGCCCTCGACGACGCCCACGCCGACGGCGGATTTCTTCACATCAGCGACGGCGAGTATCGCCTCGACCTGCCCGACGCCGCCTGCGCCACCGCCGCGAATCATGTAGACGTCGGCGGGACCGTCACCGGAATGGTCGTTATCGGCGGCCGGATCCGCCTGGTCGATTACGACCCCGAGGCCGCCCTGGCGACCGCCGCCGCCCTGACCACCGTCGATACCGTCGTCGACGCGATAAAGGCCGTCACCGACAACCTCCCCAACTCCGGGGCCCTGAGCGACCTGGCGACCGCCGCGGCCCTGACCACCGTCGACACCGTCGTCGACGCGATAAAGGCCGTCACCGACGCCCTGCCCGACGCCGGGGCCCTCAACGACCTGGCCGCGATCCTGACCGACACCGGGACGACCCTGCCGGCGACCCTGGCCACGATCCAGGCCGTCACCGACGCCCTGCCCGACGCCGGGGCCCTCAACGACCTGGCCGCGATCCTGACGGACACCGGGACGACCCTGCCGGCGACCCTGGCCGCGATCCTGGCCGGGACCGTCCTCGTCTCGACGTCGATCGGCAGCGACGGCCGATCGACGACATCCTGCCGACTCGAGGACGCCAGCGACAACGACAACGCATATGTCGGGATGCGCGTTATCCTCGACGACGACGCCGGCGACGGGGAATATGTATCCAGGACGATCACCGACTACGCCGCCAACAACAAGGTCCTAACCTGGGCGCCGGCGATCACCGAGGACGCCGAGGATGGCGGCAATATCTACATCATCCCAGGCGACACGACGATCAACGTCACCGCCGACGCGATCAGGGCCGTCACCGACGCCCTGCCCGACGCCGGGGCCCTTAACGACCTGGCCGCGATCCTGACCGACACCGGCACGACCCTGCCGGCGACCCTGGCCGCGATCCAGGCCGTCACCGACGCCCTGCCCGACGCCGGGGCCCTCAACGACCTGGCCGCGATCCTGACCGACACGGGCACGACCCTCCCGGCGACCCTCGCGAACCTGGCGACCGCCGCGGCCCTGGCGACCGTCGACACGGTAGTCGACGCGATAAAGGCCGTGACGGACGTCTCGCTCTACACCGCCCGCGTCGACCTGAGCATCGACGAGGCCAACAGCCAGGACGAGTACACGATCCAGTGGTTTAAGAACGGAATCCCGGTAACCAGCGGGATCACCAGCCCCACCATCCAGGTAATCAAACGCGCCGACGGCACGGACCTCGTCGCCGAGGACACCCCGACCGAGATCGGATCGACCGGCGCGTACAAGCACGACGAAACCTCCGGCCGCACGACCGCCGGCCAGGCCGTCGTCGTCGTCGTCGGCGCCACGATCGACGCCGCCGGCCGGACATGGCGAGAACCCATCAGCCGAGACAGCGAATGAGACGATTTCGGATTTCGGATTTCGGATTGCGGATTGAACGGCAACGGCCCGGCCGCCGCGCGGAATCCGCAATCCGCAATCCCGTATCCGAAAAGTCCGCAATCCATCGGAGGGAGCTCCGATGCTAAGTCGCCGCCTGATAATCTTCTTTTTCCCGCCCGTCCTCAACAGGCCGCCGATATCCATCGAGGCCCCGCCGACCCCGCGGGCCGACCCGACCGGATGGCGGGCCGTTCAGGCCTCGATCGCCGGGACGATCGCGACGGCCCTCGGCGTCGCCGTGACGTACACCGACGCCGACGGCGACGCGACGGAGATCGACCTGGCGACATTCGTCGAGGGGATACCCGAGCGTATCGAGACGGCGGACGGGACGGCGATCGGCCGCGCCGCGCGGGCGACCTTCCCCGTCGCCAACACCGTCACCCCGGCCGGCGGCGAGACGATCACCCGCAGCGGCGAGGTATGGACGATCGTCGCGGCCCCCCTGATGGTCGGGGCCGGCCAGTACTGGCAAGCGGACCTCAAGCGCACCGAACACGACCAACGGACCCGACGGGGCCACCGCCTCGGAAGATAAAGGAACCCACCAATGAGCGATAACTTTTTCCCCCAGATCGACAAGGTCGTCGCCCGCGCCGCGATATCCCAGGCCACGGCCGACACGCAAGACATCGTCGCCGCCGTATCCGGAAAGCGGATCCGCGTCCTGGCCCTCGTCCTGGTCGCCGCCGGGGCCGTCGTCGCGACGATAAAGTCCTCCTCGACGGCCCTCACGGGGGCGATGACACTCGCCGCCGGCGTCCCCGTCAAGGCCGGCCCTGCGACGGCCCTCGGGGCCGAGGAGATAATCACCGCCGCCGGCGAGGCCCTCAAGCTCACCCTCGGCGGCGCCGTCCAGGTTTCCGGATGGATCCTGTACTACACGGAGTAACAACGTGCTAAGCCGCAAGCGGCGCCGATCCCGGCCCGCCGGGATCGCCGCTTGCGGCTTCACAGCGAGACAATCATGGCCGAGAGAACGAACAACGGACGAAACGGACGCAACGGGAAAATCGCCTGGCGGATCGTCGAGGTACTCGTCGCGATCCTCGCCGCCGTCGCGACCGCCGGCGTCGGATGGACCGTCAACGAGATCGGCGACCTCAGCGACGAACAGGCCGCCGCGACGACGAAGCTCGAGATCCTCCGCCAGTGGAAAACCGAATACGCGCCATGCGCGGCCGACCTGATACGGACGGTAAACGCCCAGGCGACAAAGCTCGCCGTGATCGAGGCCGACCTGAAACACGTCCGCGCGACGACCGACCACCTGAAAGACGAGCTCGCCGACATACAGCGACGTCTCTCGGCCCCCGCGTCCGCGTCGCCGTCCGAACCGCTTGCGGTTTCGCGCGTCGTCGCCGTTTTCACCCCCTCGACCGATTCGGCCGTTCCGAAGGACAACCCATGAGAAACATCCCCGTCCGATACGTCCTGCTCACCGCCGCGATCCTCGCGATGATCGTCGCCGCCCTGGTTATGGCGACGGGTTGCCCGTTCGGCGACGGGACCGCTCGCGGTTTCGCGCGTCGTAGTCGTTCTCACCCGAGCGGACAGGACGGCCCGTCCGACAGCGCGACGACGACCCAGCCGTCCGGGACGGGTGAAAACGACAACGACGCGCGAAACCGCAAGCGGTCCGACGATCCGGCCGACGCGATCGACGACGCGGCGCCGTCGATCCTGACGATCCTCGGAGCCCTTCTGGGCCTCCCGGCCGTCGGCGTCGGCGCCGCGGCCGCCTGGCGGACGATCCGCCCGGCCCGGGCGATCACGAACCTCGTCCACTCGATCCAGGCCGGCCGGGCCGAGATAAAGGCCCACGCAGCGGCCGGGAAGTACGCCGACGGCGGCGATCCCCTCGAGGATTTCGACATGACCGTCGGCGTCCTCCAGGACGACGCGACCGAGAAACTCGTCCGGACCGTCAAGCGCAAGGGAAAGATCCGGAGCATTACCTGACCAATGGCAAACGACGCCAATAATCCGATCTGGGGCCCGGTCGCAAACGCCCGGACCCTCCTGTCGAACTCCTCGACGTTCCAGACGCTCGTCGGCGAGGCCACCGCCGGGGCCGCCGCCGCGCACATATACACGCCCGGGATCACCCCCGGGGATATCGCCGCCGCCCGCCCGTTCGCGGTCGTCGACCAGGGATCCGAGCGCGAAATGGTCCGCAACTCGACGGACGGATTCACCGACGCCGGGAGTATCTTCTTCCTGCTCGAGGCCGACGTCGCCGATGGGAACCTCGGCCAGACCAAGGCGAAATGGGAGGCCGCGCACAAGGCGTTTCTCGGGGCACTCGGCGACATCATCGCCGACATGATCGCCACGTCGCACGGGCCCGGATACCTCTACATGACCGGATTCCGCCTCATATTCGGACCCCAGCGGTCCGAGGACACCGGCGAGGGCGATTTCTATCAAGCGATATGCGAGATCCAGTGGAGAACGGTATGAGATTGCCAATTTCCAATTTCCAATTTCCAAATGCAACCCCTCCCGGCCGGGGCGTTGTGGCCGTTGCCGTTCATTTGGAAATTGGAAATTGGATATTGGAAATGGAGTCCCCCTGATGCCGTACAAGGCCACGATCACATACCGCGGCGGGCCGAACGTCCTGAAGCGCGAGCTCAAGGCCGAGGTAAAGGCCGGCCTGGCCGAGGTCGGCGACCACTGGCACGGTTCGATCCTCCCGGGCCACTTCGACCGCGGGGCCGCCAACAAGTACAAGTACAAGCGCCGCAGCCGAAAGTACAACGAGCGGAAACTCCGCCGCCGCGGACACAAGATCCCACTCGTCGATACCGGCCAGATGGCCCGTATGGTAAAGCGGATGGCCCGCGTGACCTCGACGTCGAAGGGCGCCCGCGTGGCCCTCAAGGGCCCGCGATACCTCCACCAGTACCGCAAGGATTTCGGCCAGCCCGATAAGGCCGCCGAGATAATCAAGGTAACCGCGAAGGAGGCCGGCGACCTTGCCCGCCTCCTGGACGAGATCGTCACCAAGAAACTCAACGACAACAAGCAACGCGAAACCGTCAAGATAGGATAGAACAATGGCAATACAAGACGTATACGCCCTCCACGCGCTGCAGATCGGCACGACCGTTATCGGCCAGATGCAGGACTTCGAGGTCACCGATAACATCGAGACATTCCTCGCCGCCGACTCCGGATCGCTCTACAACCGGGCCGCCGCGGTCGACCTCGAGGACACCCGGATCACCTGCACCACCACCGCGATCGACACCGCCCTGGGGGCCGTCGGCCTCACCGGCGCCGCGATCGCCGCCGATCCGAACGACATCCACGCCTATTTCAAGAAGAAAGCACCCGGCGGAGGATTCGCGGCCGACTCCAGCCTCGTAATCACCCTCACCGCCGGGATCGTCCTGTGGCGCACATTCGCCGCCCGCGAGGGCCTGGCGGTCGTCGGCCTCGAGGTAATCGGCCTCTCGCCCGACGGCGACAACGATCCGTACACCACCGCGACCGCCCAGGCCGACGCCGTATGCACGACCGAGGAAATGTACGTCGCCTCGGCGTCCGACCTCGGCCTCCTCGGATTTGATATCGACACCGGGATCATCGAAGGGCCCCTCCGGTCCGACGGGGAGCCCTGGTTTACCCATATCAGCCTCGATGGAATCCAGCCGACCGTCAATCACGACTATCACACGATATCCGACCTGGGAATCGACTCCTGCGCCTCCCTCCAGGTGATCGACGTGTCCTCGGGCGGATTCCGCGGATCCTCGCCGATCACGTTCACGTTCAACGAGGAACTGACCACGATCCGGAGCATCGGCGGCGCCCCGGCCGTGCAGAGGAAGGTAACCACCCCCGTATTCGACGGGACAAACTTGCCGATCGCAATCACCGGACTCTCATAGAAAGGATTACGGATTTTAGATCTTAGATTGACGATCTTAGATTTCGCGCAACGGACCGGCCGTGGCCGATCAATCGTAAATCTACAATCTACAATCGTAAATTGAATCATGGCGACAGCACAGACATTAGCGGGATGCGCGATCAAGGCCTCGATCGGGGCCTCGGTCACAAAGGCCTCGGACTTCCAGGCCATCACGCAGAAGTTCGCGCACACGATATCCGAGGCGATCGCCGCCGGGACCGGATCCGGCCAGGCCGATATCCTCTGGGCCGACGAGCGGACACTCGCGGCCGACGCGACCGAGGACCTCGACCTGGCCGGCGTCCTGACCGACGCATTCGGCGACACCGTGACGCTCGTCGACGTCAAGGCGATCCTGATCGAGAACACGTCGACGACCGCGTCGATAATCTCGGTCATGCAGGCCGCGGCGAACGGATTCGTCGGCCCGTTCGACGCCGCCTCAGAAAAGACCAACCTCGCGGCGGGATGCTTTGTCATGTACGGCAACCCCGGCGCCGGATGGGCCGTCACCGCCGGGACCGGCGACCTGATTACCTTCACCGAGGAGGCGACCCTCGAGGGGAAGTACAAGATTACGATCCTCGGCGCCTCGGCGTAGGAACTGGCCCCAATGGCGAAAACGTCGACGCCTCGACGAAAGAGATACGACGAACATCGAAAGGATAAGGACCAATGGCCCGCAAGAAAAAGACGTACCCCTGCCCGGGATGCGGAAAGGTTTACAAGCGCAAGGGCGACCTGACCAAGCACAAGAGGAAATGCGAAGCCGCAAGCGGCGCCGCCGAACCGGCCGAAGGCCGGAACGGCGCCGCTCGCGGCTTCACACCGACCGCGACGGCCGAACCGGTCGCGGAGGTGAAAACGGCAACGACGCGCGAAACCGCAAGCGGTCGGCCGGCGACGCCGGCGGCGGACGGGAAACTCGTCTGGCAACAGTGGAACGGGCGATACGAGGCCGAGAGTCACAAGGTCCCCGGGCGGACGTACATCGTCACCCACGCGGACGGCCAGTTCATTCCCACCTACACGGGACAAAAGGCCTCCTGCCCCCTCCGCGGGATGGCCGTCGGCCTGGCCGGCCTGGCCCGGGCCGCCTGCGCGGCGATCGAACGCGACGCGGAGGCCTAGACCCTTGTCGCGATTCCTCTACATGATCGAGGGGGCCAAGGCCGCGAACGCCACGGCGATCGCCGACGCCGGCCTGGCCGATCGTCTCGCCGATCCGATCGCCTCCCGCGAGACGGTCCGCGGGCCCGGGCCCGACGGCCGCGGCGGGATCGTCGCCGCCGCCGGGGCCGCCGACGGCCTCGGATTCTACCCCGACCGCCAGGAATGGACGCCGATCCCCGGCCGGTCCGGCGTATATATCGGCCTGCCGACCGACGAACCGCCGCCCGGCCCGGCCGACCTGGCCCGCGGCGAGACCATCGCCGGATACCCGATCGAACTCGGCGACGGGAATACCTGGATCGTCCCGGTGGGGCGAATGTTCCCCGAGGGCACGCAACTGCCCCAGGCCCTCGCGATCGGACCGGACGGGGCACTCGTCCGGGACATCCTGCCGGCGTTCGCGGTCGCCGGCCGACTGGCCGATCGGATATGGAACGCGATCCGGACGCAGTACGAACTCCTCGACGACGGCGAGAAACCCACCGAGATAGACGACCTCGAGGCCTTCGAGATGGCCGTCGCGATCGTCGCCCTGAACTACCGCGTCGCCGTCGCCGAGGCCTCCGCCCTGCGAATCCTCACCACCGCCAACGTCCGCGACGTCCTGGGGGCCTTCGTCGACTGGCCGGCCTGGACCGAAGCCGTAAAAAAAAACGCAACGCCCGAACCCGAACCGCCCGACTCTGGATCGCCGGACTCGTCCCCGGATACGTCCCCACCAGAGCCGATATCGCAATCTTCGAGCGAATGACCGAGTGAGACATGGGAACCGTTAATTTCAAACTCGACGCCGAACACGCCAAGGCCGTCTCCGGTTTCCTCAAACTCGTCGACGCCCAGAAAAAGGTCGAGAAACAGACCAAGCGGGCGACCGGGGCCTCGAAAAAGCACGATACCGCGATGCAGAAGGGCGGGAAGTCCGCGGCGCGGAACCTCGGATCAATGGTCGCCAAATGGGGGGCCGTCGCCGCCGTGACCGGGACCGTGTCGAAGGGGATCGGGATCGTAATCGCCGACATGCAGCGCCTCGAGGCCCAGACCGCCGAGACGACCAAAACACTCACCGAGGCGATCGCCGGGGCCGGGGACTTCAAGTACGCCGCCCTCGTCCGCAAGCGCCTCCTGTCCGGTATGAAGGGCACGGCCGTAAGCCCGGCCGAGGCGATCCAACTTTATGAAGGCGTCCGCGGGGCCGCCCCGACGATGCCCGTCGCGCGGATCGACCGCCTCGTCAACTGGGCCGCCGAGGCGAAAAAGGCCGGGAACTTCCTCGGCGCCGGCCCGGGCGCATTCGGGACCACCGTCGGCACGATCGGAAAGCTCTTTCCCAAAATGGTCGCCGATGACGTCGCCGACGTCGCCACCTACGTTACCCAGGTCCAGGGCCGACACGGTAAGAAGATCGGCCGCGGCGGATTCAAGGCCCTCGCCCAGTGGTCGCAGATAAACAAGGGCCAGGGCATGACCGGCCTCGGCCTCCTCCTCGGATCCGTCGAGGCCGAACAGGGCGCCGAGCCGTTCCTGGCCCTGACACAGAAACTCGCCGAGCAAAAGGATATCGCCGCCGCCGGATTCGGAAAAAAGGAAACCCCGCGCCTCGCCGCGCAGAGACGGTTCTACGCCATGCCGGCCGCGAAACGATACCAGGCCCTCCGCAAGGACCCGGGCCTCGTCGGCCACATATTCGAGGGATCCCAGATCGGCGCCGTCAAGGCCATGATGGCCCGCGACCCGGCCCGGTTCACCGCCGGGATCCGCAGCGCCATGGAGCGCGACGAGCTCCTCCAGGCCCAGGACCTCGCGATGGACAATCCGTCCTGGTCCAACCTGATGCAGGTCCAGGAAACCGAGGCCTCGGCCCTGCGAAAGGAGTATTACGGCGAGGAGGCCGTCCTCGTCCAGTCGCAGAAGATCCGCGCCGCCCGGATGCGCCGCGGCGGCGCACCGGCCCCGATCCGGGCCCTCCACGGATGGCTCGACGAACTGGCCGGATCGCTCGGCCAGGGATACCTCGAGCCCGGTATGCAGCAGCCGGACGAGGGCGCAGAGAACCGGGAGGCCAATCGCCAGATGGTCCAGGCCGCGAAGGAGCTCCGGGACGCCGCGCGGGACCTCAAGGAATCCGTCGGCCGCCCGCCGGCCCACAACGCGCACGGAGAATGATCGAAATGCGGATTGCGGATTGCGGATTGCGGATTGAACGAGAGCAACGGCCCGACCTGCGCGCGGAATCCGAAATCCGCAATCCGAAATCCGCAATCGGATCCGGGAGGATCCCATAATGGCCGCGCGAAGCATAGGAGCAAAGACCTTTACCGTGATGCTCGGCCGGCCGCGGCGCGCCGGCCAGGTCGTCGAGGAATTGCCCCGGGCCCCGGGCGAGGACTTCCACCGATACCGCAAGGCCGGAATGGCCGCCGCCCTGACGCAGATCTTGACGACCACATTCGAGGCCTCGGCCGCCGACGCCCGGACCGAGGCGACCGCCTGCAAGGCCCTGCAGGCGACCTCCGTCACCGTGATCGACCCGGACCTCCAGGAATACGATAACTGCATGATCCTGGCCGCGACCCCGCGGATCCGCGTCTGCATCTACGGCGGCGCCGTGAAATACCGCGTATCGACCGCCTGGCGGATCCGCCAGGGAGACCCGACGTGAACGGTCGAAGGTCCGAGGTCGAAGGTCGCGGGTCGTTGCCGTTGGACCTTCGACCTTCGACCTCGGACCTTCGACCTATTACCTTCGACCTTCGACCAGGGACCTTTGACCAATGTCGATAACGACGATAGTCCGCCCCGTTGTCCACACCCGCGGCGATTGGGGAACGAACTGGATCGAGCGCGACGACCTCAAGCCCCTGACCGCCCGCCACACGCTCTCGCCCTCGGTCCCGTCGGCGACGTTCCGGTGGGATTACGGGGACATCGACGAGAACGACGGTTTCGGATACGACCAGGTCGGCGCCGTCGACCTCGACGGCCACTACATACGCATTTCCGACCCCGGCCCGCCCGTCACGCCGATATGGTACGGCGTGATAACCGCGGCGACGAACGTACCCGGCATGGAAAATGACGACTCGCCGCGCGGGATGCAGATCCTCACCGCCCGCGGCCTCGAGTGGTTGCTGCACCACTCCCCGGTCGACGGGTCGATCGTGGAACTCGCGGCCAGCGACGAGGAGATCACCCGGCGCCTCCCGTTCAACATTCGCCACGCCGAGGGCCTGAGCGTGATCGGTAATCGCTCCTCGGACAAGTACGCCGGCCCCAGCGGGGAGACGTCGTATATCTTCTCCGCCGACGGCGACACCTGGACGGCCCAGGACATCGTCGAGTATCTCCTGACCTGGTTTACCGACAGCGACCTGGGCCTGGTCGCCGCCGGCCTCGAGGCCAACCTCGCGGCCTTTACCTCCGCCGTCGCCCCGCCCCGCAACGTCGGGGCGGCCCTCGACGCGATAATCTCCCGCCAGCGCGGCCACGCCTGGCGGATCGTCGTCGACGCCGACGCCGACACCGCCTCGGTCGAGGTCTGCAGCGCATTCGACGAGGCCGTCACCGTCGGGGGCGTGACTATCAATCCGACCGCCGAGGTCGTCGACTTCCCGCGGTCCGATTACGGATCCGTCGTCGTCACCAACGAGTCGGCCGCCAAGTACGCGACCGTGAAGGTCCGCGGGGCCCCGATCCTGATCGTCGGGACGTTCTCATTCGACGATGCCAACCTCGAAAAGGCCTGGACCGCCGGCCAGGAAACGGCATACGAGGCCGCCGACGAGCTCGACCGGAAATCCGAGGAGTATCAGTCGGTATTCACAGCCTACCGGATCCCCGCCGCGTCCCTGCCGGGGGGCCCGGTATCCAACGCCGACGGGACACTCGCCGCCGGCCCGGCCAAGATCCTCCCGCACGGCAAGCAACTGCTCCGCCAGATCCCCCTCGAACTCGTCGACGACGACGCCGACGCCCCGGCCGACTTCCGGGCGCCCCTGGTCGTCATCGACAACGACCCCGCGGGATCCACGTCATACGTCCCGGTCGACAAGCTCGCCAAGAGCGGAAAGCCCCGGCCGAATATGTCCGTCGTGCCCCTGGACGGCGAGCCCGGATTCCGGATCATCGTCCACCCGAATTACATGCTCGGCCTCAACCACTACACCGACGGGGCCTCGTTTGAATGGCCCGAGGCCGCGGCCGTCGACTACGCGACCATATACGCGACCGTCGCGTACTACAGCGACGAGCATTTGAGCGTGACCGAGGACCTCGCCGGCGGCGGGATCGGCGGGACGCTCATAATCGACGTCCCCGAGGCCCAATGCTGGTATCGCCTGGCCGATACGATGGTCGACGTCACCGCCGGGAGCCGGACCGAGGAGGCCGCCGCGGCGACCCTCCGAACCGACGCGGCCCAGCTTACCGCCGTGGCCGCCCTGGCCCGGGCCTGGTATCTCCGCGACCGCCGCGCCGTCGTCGCGACGATCGAGACCCTCGCCTATGGCGATTACCTCGGCGACCTCCTGGACAACTTCACCAACACCCTCGACGACGACGTCGCCGTAAACGCCCTGATTACCGAGATCCGGTGGGATTTCACCAACGCGACGACGACGTATCGGACGGACTTTACCGAACTGGACTACGTCGGAATGGCCGACGCCCTCGCCGGCCGCGGCGGC